TCAGGTGAAACAACTGGCTTTACTTTCCACCTAAGATACTCATGAACTAACATCTTTCCCGAAATTCGACTACCCGGAGAATTGTTACTTAATTCAATCGGTCTACCAAGAGCAGTTTCAATCTGCTGCTGAATTGTATGTTCTTGTCCCCTATCCTGACTCGCGGAACGACAGAACTTAATAACTCTTGGATGTTCTCTGTCAATGTAACTTTTAAGAACTGGTGCCCATTCTTCAATCTTGGTTTTTACCCAATGTAGCTCACGATACAAATACAATCGTTTCTGTGGCGATATTGCATAAAAACCAATGTAGGTCATCGCCGTATATCCCCAATCTCCTATGACCATCTTAGGCCAATAGTCGGGGATTTCAAACGGTGGAACTACGTGCAGGGCATTTTCAGGTTCGTCAGGATATTTTCTATCTCTAAATTCGTCAAAGACTTGGCCCTGATAAGCGTCCCAATCACCATATTTGCGCGCTTTACGTTCAGCCTCAGACGGAATACCATCAAGACGAGCAGCATATTCAGGGTCAGCATGAGGGTTATCAGCAACCGTAGAATGAACGTAGATTCGTTTAACATTTCCCTTACCTACGATAATTTTGTTTCCCAGGGGATAAGGGGTAACAAAACGCTTCTTTACAAATGTATGTCCAATTCCGCCTGGCATCCCTGCCGCTCGGATAATAGCAGGAAGTTCTGGAACTTTGGTTCTGACCCTTGTAAATCCAATATAAAGATATATGTATTCGGAGAATGAGGTAAGTTCATCGGGAGTAAATAGGTTAATTTCCATTGAGTCGTATTTGTGAACATCATTTTCTTCTTCACAATGACCCAAGAAAATCATCGCCCCTTCATTAGAACCGCCTGTGCCACCATACTGGTCAGGTCTAGGAAAAGTCCAAACCATGTCAGTTTTATTAAAAGTTGCCCCAAACTTAGGGTAGATTTCACGCGAACGAGGAACAATTTCATTCCTCAACTCCGGAAAAGTTCGGCGCATGAATACTTGTTTGAAGTTAGGATTCTCATGCCAACGATGGATGAGTCCATACACTAGTAGCACATCGGATTTTCCAGAGGCATTTCCACCACCATAAAATCCTTCAAATATGGAGGTAGGTAGACTAAGGAAAATCTCTTGCTTTCTATTGGGTTTCCAGAAACCCTTATCAAAAGCCATTACCGCTTAACCCTATTATCTACGTCACTCTGAAGTCGATTAATTTTTGCAGCCACCGTGCTAAATGCACCAGCACTAAGAAGTGCCAAAAGAGCCTTATACGTCGCATCATCAATGTATCCCAAAGAATGAAGCAACGTAACAACCGCTGTCAAGGCAGCCACAATGTAAGTTTTATAACCCTTCAACATATCTCTAACCTCCTTGATTGACAATAGCGTTTCAAATATTTTACGCCAATGCCAATATTGACCAAACAATTCAGGTTTTTCAAAGCCCTCGCGGATTAGCTTATAGACTTTGTAAAGCCTATATTTGTCTATAGGTCCCATATTAGTAAGGCTTGAAGGTCACGAAATTACCAGCAGTAGTGCTCTTAACAAAGGCTGCACCACACATCACGCCGAGAGTATTGGAACCCGTAAGAGCCACAAAAGTTCCACCTACTTCATCGGAGATTTCTACAACAGCCTTTGAGTGAACAAAACAAGCCCTTGCAGGCGTAGCATACACCTGTCCACTTACCATAGCGAGTGTAGTGCCGGTGGGAACAACTTCTGTAGCCATAATTAATCCTTCTTATCCTCGTGATATTCTTCCCACATTAGCTCGACCATGAATTCAAGACGAGCTAGTTTCCTTGCGGTTATTACAACTGCGGTTAGAATACCCAAATCAATAGACGTATGAATGAAGGTGAAAATATCATTCATATTATTCTGTGGTATTAACGATGTCGAAATGTTCTTCTCGCTTGAAAGTAGGACTGTAGAAAACGAAAGTAGGCCCACCATGACCCGCAAACTTAGGACCATCGGGTTCCATATTCTTAATGACGACAGCCATATCCTTAGCCACGCCCGCAATATCCTTAGCTTTAGCACCATCAATTTTCTCTTGTGTGAGGGAATTGAGTGCCATAACTAATCTATTACGAGCCTTCTTAGCCACACGCAACTTCGCTGTATTAATATTATTAATGTCAGGAGTTGTGTCGATGGTAGCTGTGGAACGTGCGCCCTGGGAATAGGCGGATACAGAGGAAGGACTGACACCGAATTGGTTTGCTATTTCTAATGCACTAGCGCGTCCATTAACAGCAGATTCTTCACCAATGATTTTTCTAAGCCCATCAGGAACTTCGACGTTACCTTTCCCTCGTCCCTTCTCCATATCTATAATTTGGACAGAAGGAGGGTTAGGCGTAGGAGTAGCGTCGTTTAGTGCCCTATCAAATTCCTTGTCGGAAACAATGCCCATTGGCATAGTATCACCATTAGGATGAGGACACAACAACAGTGTGACCCAAACCCGCCCCCGCGACTGTATCAGTCACAGTAATAGTCTGAGCCATATCTACTTCCTGACCTGGACCAGTAATATCACCTTTACAAACTTTTACAACCTGTCTCTGGAAATCCAGAACAAGTCCAGTAACACCATCAAAAACTAGTGCTGTAAGTGCTCCGCCAGGACCAACTTTACCAGTAACCGTTACTTTCGCTACTGCCATGTTACACCCCAATTCCTAACGGAAGTCACAATTTCAGTTTGGAACCTGCCAGTGTCAGGATAGCATAGAGTAGACTGAAAGTCAAATTTTCATTTTTTTCCTAGAAAAATGACCTGGAGTCCCATAAAGATAATATTAGTGAAAGTCAGGTGATTGCAATAGGGCAAATCCCATGCCAACCTATTGTTCACAATATGAGGGCATATCCGGTATGCATACTGCATATGAGTGCTTCGCACTCATATTATATGAGTCAACAAATTCTGTAGTTGTCTCGTTTTACGCCACCATTTTATGTAGCCCCGTAAACCCTTGTAAAGCCTGGACTTAGCCCCGATTGTCCTATCCTGGGGACGGTTTGGGGCATCATAAAGTGGAGCTTCCGGAAAAGTGTTGAGAATAGCGACACGAAAACATTAGGAAATACGTTAGTTCCGGGTTTGGGATATGGCACCTGGGTTGCAGTAGTAGTCAGTGACGGTTCGGTTCTTTGAAAACTAGATACAGGGTCGGGGTTGTCACCTGAAAAGGACAATCCAAAATGCAGACCAAAATCGGTAAGTTCACCTTCAGCGTTCCTGAGGGTCACGCGCAGGCCGGTGAAAAACTCGAAAAGAGTTTTGAATACCAGGTTTGCGACAACGAAACGGAAGCGACTTCCGTTATCACCGACAAGAAATGGTCAATTGTCGGAATGGTCAATGATACGCTGAAGGCTAATGCTAGGTCCAATGCGTATCAGGCCGCGCTTCTTCCCTACAAGCCGTCCGAGGTATCCGCCGAGGATATCAAGGAACGCATGATTCGGGATTATATCCGCCTGGGTATTCCCGAGGATACGGCGCGCAAGCAGGTTGAATCCCTGCTGGCGGCCTCCAACTAACTAACTCCGACCCTGTATCAAGTTCCCCCCACCGGATGAAATATTCCGGTGGGGGAATTTTTTGAGGGGGACGGCTGCGCTGCTTATCGTGACTATTGGAGTTAATATGAATATACTATGGCAATGGCACAATGTTACAGCTTACGGTGACGATGCTATTATTGAGAAGGCCCGTAAGTATGCACTCGCAGATTACGTTCAGGCGCTTAGTCGCGTAGCGCGTGGAGTGCATCCTATCAATAACATTAATGATGCTATTGATTACTTCTACGCTACTGAGAGTGGAGCAGTTAAGGATGAAATAGTCCCTAATGAAATCGTCTGTGAGGAGTAATCCTCATAGGGGCGGCACCGTTGCTTATCGTAGTCTCGCCAATAGTAATTCTGCTTCGCATAACTTCACAATAGCGACAATCATACGTAGCCAGCGTATACCTTCGTTTCAGTCACCGGATTCCTACCAGTTACTTCCTAGTTTCTTACCAGTTTCTTCCCAGTTTCTTCCCCCTCCTGATACTGCCGAATCGGGCTAACTCGCTCCGAATCAAGGACTTACCTTGACCCCTGGGAGAGTCTACCCTAATCCGATGGGCCATGTTTGAGTGTCCCCTAGAGTGGACGGTGGTGTGGATTGTGTTATATCTTCTTTTTATTTTTTTTTTTTTTTTAATACTATACAATATTATCACCCAACCTCCCGACCCCACAACACACAAAAGGGGTGCCATTGAGAATTGGGAGAGTCTCTCACCCCTCGCTCTAAGTCGTTGACCTGAAAGGACTTAGCTCTGAAATGGCCGGTTGTCGGAAGGTAAGAATGAGGGAAGAAACAAGGAAGAATGTAGTAAGAAACCATGAAGAAATAGGTGACTGAAATTCCTATTCCAGAAATAAAAGGCGAAAGTATAATATTATCTTCGCTTTTTGTTCCCTATTCTGGCTAGTGCTAGACTCCGTGAACTTAGTTCATCCCAGAGGTTGACTTCTGGAATGGCATGGCTTTTGCTTTACCACAACATATGGTAGTGTCCTATTTAGGTGACACTATTAGTAGTGGTCGGCCTAGTCGGTATGATTATTGCAGGAATTCCCCTATGACCGCCATGTAGGTTGTCATCAAAAGTGGACAATAATATTAACTGTCTCACACTAAGCCGAGGACACAATATGAATCAGACCTCAAACGTAACCCGCAAAACTGGTGATTGTGAAGGGTGTGAAAAACTCGACACAGTTGTCAGACTATTTCACGGTAAGAATCAATGGTTTTGTGATTCTTGTGCGGAAATAGAAATTCAGCGTCAGGTTGATTCCGTTAGAGCACGCCAGATGGAATTAACTCCTATTCAAACTTCACTAAATGAAGCCTCCAAAATTGACTCAACAATCCAA